TAATCATATATGTGTATGGAATCCCGGAGTTAGTATAAAAGTATATATAAATGGAATTTTAAGAGCTACTCAAAATACTTCAAATACAGTTTTAAGAACTTCTTCTCAAGGTTGGAATACTTCAATTGATGGTACAAAAACCAATCAAAGTTATGGTTCAATGATTGTTTACACTACCGCATTAAGTGATGCTGATGTTCTTCAAAACTTTAATTCAACTAAAACAAGATTTGGATATTAAAATAAATATAAAAAAAAATGGCCGGTGATAATTATATTATAGGTAGAGTAGTTTCATATAACCCTAATACAGGGCAATTAATTATAACTCCTTTAGAATCAGTAGGTTCAGGGGTTTTTAATTCATGGACTGTTGCATTAACAGGATTTTATGGAACTTCAGGTACATCAGGAACAGCAGGAACTATGGGCTCTTCTGCAACTAGTGGATTAGCCTCATCATCAAATAATGCAGGTTCTTCAGGAACATCTGCATCAAGTGGTTCTTCAGGCGTTGCATCAACAAGTGGTTCTTCAGGAACATCTGCATCAAGTGGTTCTTCAGGTTTAGCAGGAGCTAATGGTGGAACAGGACCACAAGGTCCAATAGGCCCAACAGGAGCTCAAGGTCCTCAAGGTGCTAGTGGTTCTTCAGGAACTAGTGGTGTAAACGGAGGAACGGGTCCGCAAGGGCCAATAGGAGCACAAGGTCCAACAGGACCTGCCGGTGCTAGTCCAACAGGACCACAAGGTCCAACAGGTCCTCAAGGCCCTTCAAATACAAATGGTCAATCATTAAACTATGCTGATTCTCCAACATTTGCAACTATTACATGTAATGGTCAGGTTTATTCTACAGGAAATATTAGAAATAATGGTGGTGTTAGAGGTATGCTTGTAAATGGATTTGGTATATATTTTTACAATAATACTTCAGCTCAATGGTATAGTAATGGTGCAATTGGTGCAGGTGGTGGTAACTTTTTCCCTGCATCTACAAGAGAAGTAAAAAAGAATATTGAACCTTTTACTAAATCAGGTTTAGATATAATAAACGATACAGATATTGTTTCTTTTGAGTTTGAGTTAACAGGACATGAAGGACATACACACATAGGTTTTATTGCAGAAGATACTCCTGAAGAATTAGCAACAAGTAGTCACGACCAAATGGTAGTACCATCTTCTTTAGGTGTTGTATTAAAAGCTTTACAAGAATTAGATGAAAAATTAAAAATATTGGAGAATAATACTTAAATTTATACTTACAAAAAATAACCACAAAAATGAATACATCAAAGTTAAATACATCTATAGTTTTCCCCAAGGAAACAGTTGACTGTCAAAATTATTATTTCTTTAATCCCGGTTTTTCATCAGAAGAATTAGATATAATTTATAAAGGGGTTTCTTTACTTCCATTTAAACCTGCCATAATTGGTAATAATGAAGAAAATCCTGATATAAGGACATCTTCTATAAAATGGGTACCTCCAACAGATGAATGGAGATGGCTTTATGAGAAAATGATGCACCAAATAGTTGAAGCAAATAATGCAATTTGGCATTTTGATTTAGATTATTTAATAGATAATATACAATACACAGAATATTACGCTGAAAATGGAGGCCATTATACATGGCATCAAGATGTCGGTGCAGGTGAAATGTCTAAGAGAAAAGTTAGTATAACAGTACAATTATCTGACCCTAGCGAATATGAAGGTGGTGATTTAGAATATTTTAAAGGTGGAAACCCTGAAGAAGCAGTAAAAGCTCCAAAAGGTAAAGGTGTGGTATTTATATTCCCTTCTTATATGATGCACAGAGTTACAAAAGTAACTAAAGGAATTAGGCGTTCTTTTGTATTATGGGTAGGTGGTGAGCATTATAAATAATTTATTATGCAACCTATTATTTTTAAGGCTTATTTAGATAGACCTTTCACAAAAGACGAAAGGAAAAGTTTTGTTAAATATGTAAGAAATGTAGCTAATATTGAAGCTCAAATCGGAAATGCAAAAACAAAATATATGTCTGTTTTATCAGAACCTGAATTAACAGATATAAAATCTTTTTGTCTAAATTCTTTATATAAATATACTAATAGTACTGACATTGAGATTACACAATCTTGGTTGTATTTTTCAATGCCCGGAGAATCTCTTCATTCTATTAATCACCCCAATAGTTTTATAAGTGGTATATTCTATGTTAATGCTCGAATAGCATTGCATAATATTGTATTTTCAGAAATTGAAGAAACAATAAGTACAGGTAGAGGTGATTTATTACTATTTCCATCAAATTTATTACATCATGAACCTAAAAATACAGGTAATGATTTAAAGATAAGTATAGGTTTCAATACAACAAAACCAATAAAATGATACAGCAGATATTCTATAATAGCAGTACACCTAGGTCAGGAAGTACATTATTACAAAATGTATTTAACCAAAATCCTGATATGTATGCTACGCCAACAAGCGGACTTATAGATTTTTTGGAAGCTGCTAGAGTTATTTACATACAAGCAGAATTTAAAGCTCAAGAGGTGAATACGATGGAAAAAGCTGTATTATCATTTTGTAGAGAAGGAATGAAAGGATATGCTAATTCTATTACTGACAAGCCATACTTTGTCGATAAAAGTTTTTATTGGGGGATGAACTATGATTATTTAAAATTAATTTTTGGATATGAACCTAAGATAATTATTATGATTAGAGATATTAGAGACATATTTGCATCATTTGAGTCTAATTTTAGAAAGAATCCTTTAGTAATTAACCCTTTAGTAAGTTGGCCTGATTTGAAGAATACTACTATGGAAAAAAGAATAATTGATTGGACTAAAACTAAGCCACTTGGTATTGTATTTGATGGATTAAAAGACATAATTAACTATAGAAATAGCTCTAAAATATTATTTATTAAATATGAAGATTTTTGCCTAAACCCAAAAACAGAAATGGCTAAAGTTTATAACTATTTAGAAATGCCATATTTCAATCATAATTTTAATAATGTACAACAAACTACTAAAGAGAATGATATATTCTATTTTGCAAGTCATGATATTAGAAATGTAGTAGAGAAGAAAGAATCAAAAGCCGAACAAATTATTGGTAAACCTGCTTGTAATTGGTTATATAAAAACTATGATTGGTTCTTTCAATACTTTAAATATGATAAATAATTAAAATATATTCTTTATTTCTAAGAAATTAACTCCATCATTTTCCATTCCAACTTTCCCTTCATAAAAAGAATTAAAAGCTAAACTTATTCTAGCTTGTGTACTCGTAGTATCAGGAACTGCATGAAAAACATAAGAAGGGAATAATACCATAGCTCCTGTCCTTATAGGTAAATGGAATATGTGTGAATTATAAATATTATGATTCTGCACATCAAATTGCCAATTTGATACATGTTTAGTATTATTAAATACAATTTCATCATAATTTATATCAGCCTGTATGTATATAACACCACTAACAATACTATTAGGATGAAAATGTTGGTGATGATTTTCACCCGGTTCAGTAATATTTGTCCATGATTGAGTTAATTTCAATTTAACTTCATTAGGTCTTGCAGGAGCATCAATTTCCATAAACCATTGGTCCAAACCATCTTGTGCAAACTTTTTCAAATTTGCCATAACAGGGTCTTCTAAAACCCTATGATTATATGAGCCTTCATTTCCTAAGCTAAATCCTAATTCTTGGCTTTTTACACAATCTATCTCTTCTTTAGTAAAATCCCTACTAAGGTCAAATGTCATTAATGGAGTAGGAAACATTTTAATTGTATCTAATTTCATTATTTAATATTTAATTTATTAATTCCTTTTAATGGTCCATCAATGAATCCTACAGTTCCTGTTATGAAAGAGCTGAAAGCTAAACTAATTCTAACATAATTATTATTATTAACAGGAGTGCTGTGATATAAATTAGCAGGAAATATGATTATATCTCCTGTGTTAACGCTGTTATGGAAATGACTAGCATTGAACGCAGTTGATTCTTTTGATTGTATTTGCCAATTAAATTCTGTTTCAGGCTTAGTAAAAATAATACTATCCTTATCTCTATAAGCATTTATGTAAAGTACACCACTTAAAAATGAATTATAATGTTTATGCTTTTCGTGAAATTTTCCCTGAGTTGTAAAATTTAACCAAGATTGTGTAATTCTTAATTTTACATCATTCGGGTTTATAGGGTCATATATTTTATAAAAGTATTGATTTAATGCTTCTTCACAAAAATATTTTATATCAGACAACCTTTCATCATCAAAAACATTATTATCATTTGAAACTATAGATTCTGTTTTTGTATTTAATTTATCATAATGTTCCAATACGCAAGTCATCTCATCTTTTGTAAAATCTCTGTTTATTTTATTACTCATTATTACAGTTGGAAATAATGGTGTAATCTTACCTTCTTCTATCATAAATTTTGTTTTATTTCATTTAATACAGTTTGCATACTAATTGATTTATGACATTCAAAATGTCTAGGTGTATTTTCATGTTCAGGACACCAAGTCCAATCTCCTTTATTAAACTTAAATACAGGATTATTCCAACAACTATTACAAACTTTATCATTAGTTATACGAATACAATTAGACTGAAATTCATGCTCTGAGTTAGTAAAATTACAAATCATAACTGTCTTTTTTTGCATACCCCAATTTAACCAACTAATACCACTAGAAAGTCCAATAAACAAATCAGCATGATATAAGTAATTCATAGCTACATTTAAAGATGTATCTTCTAGTTTTTCAGCACCTAATTCATCTGCTTCTTGAGATAATTCAATTACTCTATAGCCCATATCTTTCAATTCCTGTATTAATTCAGGCCAATAGTACCAATGCTTACATTGAGCAGTAGAACGAGTAGATATACATATATACTTATCTATTGGCTTTTCTGAAGGCGTAAAAGCTATTCTAGGCTGTATTTCTTTATAATCTAATGCTAATAGATTACTAGCAGATTGTTGTAAAGGAACTGTTGCAGGATGAAAAGGCTCTTTATCTTTATCCCAAAACCAACCAAGTTCTACTTGAGCAATTATATTATTAACTACAACTCCTCTTCCAACAAACTCAAGCTCAGGGTATACTGATTCAAATAGCTCATTTCTAAAAGAAGATACTACTACATGACATTTGTATTTTTCTTGAAAATCCAAGCAATAAGGAATCCATGCAATACTATCACCTAAACTTTTAGACTCAAATACAATAAATACTCTTTTCCCTACAAGCTCATCTAACAAGTTAATTTGTTTTACTATACGACCTTGATAAGTCAATATAATAGATAAATTAGAGAGATATTTTCTATTAAGTTTAATCCAAGATTTAGGCTTTATTTTTGTTTCATAAATGCCTACATTAAATCTTTTGTCTATGACTGTAACATCATATTCTCTATTTTTACCTCCATCATCTAATAGCTCAAAATATAAACCATTTACATGAGATATTTTGTATTGTATCATCTTTCAGTATTTAAAAAAAATGTTTGAAATAATCTTCCATCTCCAATATTTCTTCCAAAATAGTCTAAAGAGACATGAAATAAATCACCTCTATATAATATAAGCCTATTATATATGTTACCTATTCTATCTACCATATCCCATTTAGTATAATCTACTTGGTCTTTTGTATGTGGCCCACCTGTTAAATTTTCTTCTTCACTATATTCTGAATGAATCCAACCTCTTAATCCTGTTTTCTTGTGTCTAAAAATACCTGTTCCTGATGAAAGTGGTGCATCAGGAGTTAAATAAATAACACCGGCCCATGAAGTTGTTCCATCAGTATGAATCCATGACCTATCTGCTGATGTAGTATATTGAAAACATCCTGAATCTTTACCACCCCACCAAGTAACATCTCCACAAAGCGGTCTAATTATATCTTGGATTAAATCTTTAACGCCATCATTTAAAAAAGGTTGTGTTCTTCTACCGGGGAAATGTCCTGCATCCTCATAATATTCTTGCTCCATCGCAAATTTTCTTACTTCATCTACATTACTATAAAAATCAGCTATTGATATTACTTCTAGTCTCATGTTTTAAATATTTTGGTATAAATTAATGTATTTGTTTCTTATTGTATTTGAATCAAAATTTTGAAATTGTTTAACTGCATTATATTTTTTATCTAAATTCTTACAAACATTTAACCAATCGTAAGATTCTCTTTTTATTGACATTTCTACAACTAACACATCATATTTGCTAGATAAAAAATTTATGCCTTTAATAACTTCTTCAGTATTTAATTCATTCATAACATACATCCCCTCAATTTCATTAGTTCCTTTATATGTACCAACAATAGGAAGGCAACAACTTGCAGCTTCTAATAATGTTAAATTAGGATGTCCAAACTCTAAATTAGAAGGATGTAAGAATATTGTATGGTCTTGAAATATCTTTAATTTTTCTGCCTCATTTGGATTTGAATCTATAATAGTTAATTTATCATAATCTAACAAGTCTTTATGAATTTCAAAAAACTTGGTATTAGCATCTGCTCCAACGATAGTTATAGGTAAGTTTAATGATTTTGCAGCCTCAATACCATATCTAAAACCTTTCCTATCTGCACCATAATCACCTGCGACTCCATTATTGGCACACATTAACAATTTATGATTACTATAATCAAAATTAGGCGTATAGTATCTTGTATCTACTCCATGAGATAGATAAAATAACTTATCTGTATCATCAAAATAATCTACAACATATTCAGCAGGAGCTAAAGAAAATATTGATTTTTTCATAGCTTCTAATTGCTCTCTATAATTACTGCTATTTTTGCCATAATGATAACTATGGTGGTCATGAGTTGAATATACATACTCAATACCTCTTTTATGAGCTTCTATACAAAGGTTTGCCACATGGATATGAACTATGTCATACATTTGAGGCTCTACATTGTTTAAATACAATAAGTCTACTTCATGTCCTAGTTTTTTCAGGTTTTTAGTATACTCATCCATGATTAATTCAGTTGCTCCCCAACCTCTTTGTCCTGTAGGTAAAATAGGTAAATTACTACTTATGACCTGTGCTATTCTCATATAAATTTCTTTTCTTGTTTGTCAATTAATGAAAATCCTTCAGCTTGAGTTGTTAATCTATTGTGAACTATTCCAAATTTGTATGGACTACCATAAAAAATATGATTAAAGTACATATCTGCGGCATCCCACTTCTCTGTTCTAAGTCTTTCAAATAACCATTTTTTAACACTTATTGGGAAGCCAATACATTGAAGTCCAATGATATGGTCTGTAACGAATAATAAATCTTGTTCAGGTATTACTTGTTTAACAGGTGATTGTAACCATCCATGTTCTAATGTTTTTACATCTCCAAAAGACATGTAACCAATATTATTATCTTCTATAATTTGATAAGACCTCTCAACTTTATTTACAAATTCATGTATAGGCACTTCTATTATGCAATCCCCTTCACATACTATTAAAAAGTCAATATTATCATCAAATTCACTCATTATTCCGTTTTTGAATGATTCAAAACATCCATAATGTGATGGCGTAAGGGCTGTTCCCAATTCTTTAACTTGCTGCTCATTGAAGAGTTCCAATGATACACAATTGGGTCGTTGAGAGTTGTACTTAGGTGGCAAGTCTGCATAAGGGATATTGGTGTGTATGATATATTCCCATCCGTAGTTGGCCACATGCTTGAGTGATTCTCTACTTTTTTGTTCTCTTTCATCATTTCTAGTTGTTTGTAGGTGTACTAATCTAATTTTAGGTTTTGTATTTTTAATCTTATAATGACCTGTATTTTCATATTTATGAAGAGTTTTATCATTTAAAAGATACTTTTCATTTTTATATATTCTATCTCCATCATAAAAGTCAAGCTCTACTTCAATTTCACGACCTTTATATTCAAATTCTTTTTTAAATTCTTTTGTTTTATCAACTTGCCATCTGTAAATGAAAAAATCTTGTCCTTCTTCACGCATAGTTATATTCACTTTTCTATCATCTACATTGTAGGTAAAGAAGTAAAACATATAATTGTTAGGCTTATTTACAATAGGTATTATTGAATAATATTCAGAATTTGAAGCTACACCAAGACCGCTATGCTTTAATAAAGTTTCTTCTTGATTATGTTCAATTATATAATCATTCTCTAAACCTTTCAGTTTTTTAACTAAATAATCTTCAAGAAAGTTTTGAGCACCAATATTTTGACAAATATTATTATATTCCTCTGCAATTCTAACATCATCAAAAGTGTTTAAAAAGAAGTCTACTTCAAAAGCCATACCATTTGTCTGTATACCTTTACCAAAAGGGGTATTTAAACTTGCTAAATAAGCTTTTGGAAGATATGGATTTGTTTTGTCTCCAATATCAAAGGCCTTTTCAACTTGTGGTATATCTCTAGGGTCTAAAACAACATCGTAAGTAGTATAAAAGAAAGCTTCATATCCTAATGATTTTGCGGCCTTAGCACCATTAAATAAATTAGTTAGTACAGTTAACGATTGATTGCTATTCTTTAAACCATTAATATTAATTTCAGCATGGTAATCATCTGTATATCTATAAAACCTAGTATAGTATGAATGATGTGTCAATGGGTTATGCTCATCATAAATATAATAATCTACCATTTTTTGAATATCATCATCAACAGGGTAATGAGATAAAAGCATAATTTTTCTGCCTAATGGCTTTAAACTATTAATAGTATCTTTTGTTAATTGTATTCTGCTTTCTAAATTAGGCCAAGTACCTACAATTATTAGTTCTCTTTTATTGTTAGTTGGTTTTGCTTGTGTCAATTGTAATACTTTTTCAGCATCTTCAATAAGATTTCCTGTTAAATAATGAAAGTCTTCATACCCATTCCATCTGTTCAAATAAACATCTAGGTTGTATAATAGCTTGGGTATTTGCTTATATTCTGCAGCCTCTTTGATAACAATAGGGTTTAATTCCTTATTACCTCTATCCCCTTTAGATGGGAAGAAGAAAAGGTCAGCCGCCTTAATAAAGTCCTCTGTATCGCCTCTTTCACCCCAAATAACGCAGTTTTCAGGCTTCTTATCCATCAATGGTTTCCAATAGCTTTCAAAATTTCCTGCTTGATTGCCTAAGAAGTGAAATTTAATTTTATAATCTTTAAGCTTTTCTCCCATCTCAAACCCATATTTCTGATTCTTTCTAGGGGTAAATAACCCAATAATGACTGCATGTTTATAATCATGCTCAAGTCCTAATTTATCTCTTGCTATTCTTTTATCAGAAGTTTTAGCATCTATAGGATATTCAATAATCTCTTGATGTACATTTAAGTGGTCATATTTCATCATGTTATATGGACTAACAAATACAAACTTGTCAGGCATCCATTTTTTATTTATTGGATTAAAACTGCTATCATGAGTTGTTTCTACTATTTTCCAAGTTCTTGTTTCAGAATATAAAAAACTTGCCATTTCATCATCCATAAACATCTCAGGGAACTCTTCCATTGAAACTACATCAGGGTTAAAACCACACATGATATTTTTAAACTCTTTTAGCTTATCCTCACCTAATGAATGAAAGTTTTGTTCTCCTACCAAATCAATAATTCTATTTCTTTGAACAACAAAAGCCCAAGCTAAAAAAGCATGTTCAATGACTTTAATTTCAAAATCATTTTTTATTAATTCAATTTTGTTTACAGTTACCTGTGGAGCACCTCCTGTGCTTAAATGTGGCGTAATAATTAGTAATTTTTTCATAGTTCATTCTTAATTATAGTAATAACTTGTTCTACAGATGGATGACATTCAAAGGTTTCTTTCTTTTCTAAACACCCAATTAAAGGTTGTACATAATCGATTGTAGGCCAATATTCAAGAGCATATTTCATATTAGATGAACAATGTAAACCACATCCACCTTTAATATATGTATGATTTAATCCTTGTTTTCCTTCTCGATAAGGTGTTCTAAATTCAGGATTGATTGCCGAACCAAGCTCAAATATATGTGTCTTGGTTGTACCTGCTAAATGCAGAATACCGCTATCCATAGTGATAACAGCTTCGGCATTGTTTATTATATACCAAGTTTGTGATATAGAAGTTTGATTCATTAAATTAATAATGTTATCATTCATTTTATGCACAGGTTTTTGTACATTAAAGAATCCTGTTTCAGAACTATCTTTACCTACAGCTACAACTGTATATCCCATAGATATTAAATATTCAGATAATTTAATCCAATTTTCTTCTGACCAAGTTCTATTAGGCCAACTATTAACAGGGTGTATAACAACATATCTTTTAGTACCTGATGTACTATTATAATTAAGTCCAAGTTTACAATCATCTTCTTCTGTTGGTTTATAAAAGCACTCCATTTCATCTTGTTTAAGCATAAATCCTAAATGAATAGCATGAAATTGTCTAATATCCATCATATTATGCTTCATTTCTACACCTCTTTCATCTTTTTTTCCTACTAGATAAAACGAATTGTGCATAATATAATTTTTATTAAAATATTCTTTATCAATAGATGAAGCTTTATAACTTTTATCTACATAAGGGTTCATTTTAAATATCTCAGGCATATTTGAGATAACAATTATTTTTCTTTGATACGCTTCATAAAGCTTTTTGATAGTAGGAGTAGCACATATCAAATCTCCCATACCATTACACTCTTCTAAGTTTAAGCAAACTGTTTTCATTAATTATTATCTTTTAAAATTAAATTTGTAGTAATTACCCACCTATCTTCTGTTGATTTGTTTACTTGTGTCCTATGCTCAATCTTTCCGGGGAATATTATTACATCACCGTTTAAAGTAGGTAATAGTTTCCAATCTGAATTTTCTTTATATTCAAAATACCCACTATTGTCAGGAATCCTTAAATAAGCTGCTGCTACCATATCTACATTAGGGTGATTATGCTCTATAGTATATCCACCTTTGTTTTGTACATTAATCCAACTATTACCAATAAAAAATCTATCACCAATTTTTTTACTTAACCAAGTATAAAATGGCTTAAACTCTTCCATATTATGAGGAGAAAGTTTGTTTAAATAAGATGTTTTACCATTTCTAACTAAGTTCATTTCTGCTTTTTCTATATTAATTAATTCATAACATATTGGATTTAATTTCTCCCAATCAAAATCAAAATGTAATTTATAAATTCTTGTTATCATTTTTTTCAGGAGTTAAAAAATATTCATCGTTAAATATTTGGTCAAAAGAACTTGTTACAACCCATCTTTCTTGTCCTGATTTATTTTGTTGTGTTCTGTGTTTAAGCCAACCGGGAAAGATTAAAACATCTCCACTTATTGTTGGTATTTCTTTCCAAGCCCAACTTGGGTCATTGCGATAGTAAAATGATTTTAAATCTTCTAAAGGGTCTTTAGCTTCAAAATAGCCACTATTTTCAGGTATGTTTAGATAAGTAGAAGCTACTAAAAAAGTATTTGGATGTTTATGGCCAAGAGTTTGACCTTCATCGTAAGTTACATTCATCCAACTATTTGTTAACACATACTCATGAAAATCAGTAAAATAACCCATTCCTTTGGTAGCTACTTCATTTATCATCATTTGTAACCATTCGTAAAAATCTTTAAATTCATCAAGCATGTGTGGTTGCATAGCATTTTGATGTGAAGAACCACCTTTAGTTACTAAAGCAAAATCTGAAGGAGCAGAATGTAGTAATTCTTTACATTTTGGCTTAATTTTTTCCCAATCAAAATTGTAATGGGCTTTAAATATATAAGAACTGTAAGGATTAATTATATCAATTCTATTTTCCATGGTTATTTTTATTTTATAAAATTAATATATTTTCTACATATTTTGTATATTTACATTCTAAAATATTTTTATGATAATTGAAATTAGCATCGGAGAAGCATTTGACAGACTTACCATCCTCAAAATTAAATCAGAAATGATTAAAGATGAGGCCAAACTGACGAATGTCATGAAAGAGTACTTTTATCTACAAAACCTATTAAAGGAAGAATTGGAAGTAGATGAGGATAATGAATATTTTAAAAGATTGTTTAATATAAACTCTAAATTATGGGTTGTAGAAGATAAATTAAGAGAATACGAGAAAAAACATGAGTTTGCAGAAGATTTCATTAAACTTGCTAGGTCTGTTTATTTACTAAATGATGCTAGAGCTATGATTAAAAAAGAGATAAATTTGGCTTATGGGAGTCAATTTGTAGAGGAAAAATCTTATAACCAATTATAAATCAATATGATAGTAGTTTTTTATGGACAACCTAGCTCAGGTAAGACTACTTTGGCTAAATTGCTTCAAGAAAGGATTTTCTTACAAAATCAGCCTACTCCTGTTATCATAGATGGGGATGAAATTCGTAGTATTTTCAAAGATACCGACTATTCAAAAGAAGGTAGGTTGAATAACCTTAGAAGGATTAGTGATATTGCTACTTTTTTGGAAAGTAAATATAACTTAGTGATTATCAGTGCAGTATATCCAATAAAGGAAGCTAGAGAATACTTAGATAGTATATGCAATAATGTGTTTTGGGTTCATTTATTCAATGTTGATTTTAGAGAAAGGCAAGAATTTCATGTAAAAGATTTTGACCCTCCTTATGTTGAATCAAAAAAGAATTGTTCTATAAATACTACAAATTTTACTCCTGAAATGTGTGTTGACCAAATATTAGATTATATGTCTTTATAAATAATCATTAAATATTAATCGTTTTTTAGTATATAAATGTAAAATTGTACTATTTTTATACTAAATTTTAATGGTTATATGGCAACAGCAAAAACTACAGCAAAAAAAATTGAAACGCATGATGAATTATCATCAAGAGTAAATCATATAGAGAGGACAATTTTAAAAATTAGTCCTCAAATTGATGAAATTTATAAAGTAATAGTTGGTAATGAGGCTTTTCAACAGGAAGGTCTAATTTCAAGAGTAAAAAAATTAGAAGACCAAAACGAGAAAAGTAATGCTTTAAGAAACAAATTAATGGGAGCATTTGTTGTAGGAGGTGCCGTTTGGACAATTTTATGGGAAATAATAAAAAATAGCTTTTTCAAATGATACCAAAAGGAGACCCTACAGCTATAAACCCTTTTCAAAAAATGTTCTCTAAGGGCGACCTAAAAAAAATAGGTACAGCACAAACAATAGGACAAATTGTTGAAATTGGTTCTACAATAGCAGGTGGAGTTGCTGCAGTAAATGATGCTAAGAAATCACAACAATTTCAAAATTATTTGTCAAATCTTAGTGATGACCAACAACAAGCCTTGGTAAATGCAATTAATAATGCAAAATCTGAGGAAGAAAGTTATAGAATTATTGCTGCTGTTATACAAAATGCACAAGCAAAAAGGGTTGAAAACCTTGCAGGTGTAATAGTTCAACAAGAGCAAATAAATAGAAATATTAGAATAGAGAAGATAGTTATTATATCATTATTAGGTTTACTAGCTATAGGTTTAATTTATTCAAGAAAAAAAGATTAATGCAAAACGAAACCATAAAAAGAGAAAATGACCAAAGGATTGATGAATTAGAAGCTGCTATAGTTGATAATTTTGAGTTGGTTGAATGTCCCGTTGTACACAGATTTACAGACGGAATGTACATTAGAGAGATATTCATGCCACAGGATTCTTTATTAACTAGTAAGATTCATAATACTAATCATCCATATACTATCTCACAAGGGGTAGCTATGGTACAAATTGATGCAGGAGAATGGATTGAGTTAGCTGCTCCTCATACGGGTATAACTATAGCAGGAACAAGAAGAGTTTTATATATTGTTGAAGATTGTATTTGGACAACCTATCATCCATTAGAAGATATGAAATTGTCCTATAATGATTTGACTGAACAAGAAAAACAAAACATAGTAGATGAAATTGAGAATGAAATAATAGAACCACACCAAAATTGTATTACAGGTACTAATATTCATTTAGATTATAAAGAAAAGATTAATAAAAATAAAATTGGATAATTATGGCATGGTTAATGACAGGAGCATCAGTTGTTCAAGCAGGTACCGCAGTAGCGAGTACAATTGCAAGTACAAGAGATAATAGATTAAGAACACAATATGAACAACAGTTAGGTCTATTAGACTTTGACCAAAAAAAGCAATTAAATAATGCGTTGCTAAAAGCCCAAGATGAAACATCTAGGCAGCAAATATTAGCTAATGCTTTAGGCGGTGTTAGTCAAGCTAGAGTACAAACTTTTGGCAATATTGCATTAGAAAGAGAAAAAACTAATCAAGTTGTAACTATTTTAGGAGTTGTTGCAGGTATTGGTCTTTTAGGTTTCTTATTATACACAACTAAAAAATCATAAAATGGCAGTTTTAGAAGGACAAATATTTATGCCAAATAAAAAAACTATATTGGCAGATGAGCTTAAAACTGAGTTAGATAACTTAAATAAAGCAATTGCTACAGGCGGTATTGATGCAGGTCAAAAACAAGCAGTAGATGCTAGTAAAGTAGCAATTCAAAAAGTTTTAAATAGCATATTAAGTAAAAGAGGGGTTGTTACTCCTGATGAAACTGATGATGCTTTAAAGAAAATTGATGAAGCTAAAAGAGCAAGACTTCAAAACGATTTTTATGGAAGTATCAAAAAATATGGAATTTATATTGCTATAGCTATTGCTGCAGGAGCAGGATTATATTATTATACAAAAAATAGTGCAAAATGAACACGAATGTAAAAAAACTTTTATTAATTTTTGGTGGTGGATTTTTACTTTTTTGGGCTTTTAAAAAAATAAAGCCTATTGATGTTAAAAAGAAAACTACCTCTAAAGTAGATTCAAATGTTTCTGCTGATGGCAATTCTGAAGAGAAAACTAAAAATGCTAAAATATGTTTAAAAGCATTTATGGAAGCAAAAAAAGCTGGTGAATCAAAAGAATTTTTATCTGATATGAATAGAGAGTTTTCTAAAGAGTATGGATTAAAAGTTATGCCAAATAAAAGCGATGGCAAATTATTTATAGCTGATTTAGAAGGAAATAAGGTTATATAACTTAACTTAAAATGGCAGAATTCCT